AAACGTTTGATTCTTGGACTTTGTATGAAGTTTTGAATGTACACTTGCAAAAATGGATAAGATAAGTTATGATATTAATGGTTTGAAATAAAACTATAATATATAGGGGATTGGTCAAATGGTATGATAGGAGTCTCCAAAACTTTTGGTGGGAGTTCGATTCTCTCATCCCCTGCTCTAAAAACACCGAATTTACGGTGTTTTTTTTGTGCCGTGTTGCATTTCGTGTTGCATATTTTCAAAATAGTTAATAGCTATATTACTCATTTTCTTTTTTGAATCTTCTAAGGTATGCCGATACACATCTTTTAATACTCTGTCGTTTCCCCAACCGCCAGCCTGCATGATATAAGCATCAGGTATTCCCAACGCATGCTGTATGCTTGCAGAGTAGTGACGCAAATCGTGGAAACGGAAATGCTCAATACCGGCATTATTTAGCACATGTTCAAAACGTGATGTAATAATGTTTGGTGTCATATTTACCCCATTCTTCGGCAGTGCCATAAATGCATCTACAACAAACTGTGGAACTGGGACAAAACGATCACCAGCATATGATTTTGGTGCTTTTACAATCCATTTATTATCAGGAGATAGAACCATTGTTTTACTTATATGAACTACATTGTTTTCAAAGTCTGACTTCCTTAATGCGGATATTTCCCCACGCCGCATCATGCCAAATGCTCCTAAATAAATTGGGACTTCCATTTCTGTACCCTTTGCAGCTTCTATTAATAATTTAATATCGCACTCTGATGGTATGTTTCTTTCAACCCGTTTCTTTTTCGGAAGAGTAGTATTTAAAATAACATTCTGGTCATATCTTTTTAGTACTGCTGTAATGAGCCCGTGGCGATCACGTACAGTTTTAGGTGATAATGTTCCAGAGATAGAATTGATATATTGCTGGACGATTTTTTGATTGATATCCTTTAGTTTGTAATTATTAAGCATAGAAAACTCTTTTTGCATGCTTCTATATTTCCTTATTGATGCAGGAGACAGAATTTGAGAGCGTTCAGATATATATGCGTCCATTGCTTCTCCAAAGGTCAATTTGTAGCTTGAAAGATTGCTTTGCTCTTTCTTGTTGGCATATTCTGCAGCCATAGCCTCACATCTTCTTTTCCCGGCTGGGCTTGGATCATCGCATGTAAATGATTCATAAATACGTTTCTTTTTTATATTTCCGTCTTTCTCAGTAACATATTCATAGTGACTAAACACTAAACATCTCCAAGATCCAGAAGGTAATTTTTTTGCAGTTGCCATAGTATCATCCTCCTTAAAAATAGGTATAAAAATAACAGCCAGCAGAGAACTGGTGTTCCGCTTGCATTTGGCTGCTCCGAATGATACAATACGTTTTGTGAGAACTTCTGTATCAATCAGAAGGATTGCCCTTGGTATTACGGTACTAGGGGCAATTTTATATTTAAAAATCTAATTTACTTCCTTTGGATCTATTACATCTCCAACATAATGTTTGCAAATTTTCAACAGATGTGATACCACCTTTTGAAATCGGAATAATATGATCGACTTCAAGTAATAGGTTTGGTTCATTTTTTTGTGAAGCACCACATTTCTGACAGGTGTATCCATCACGTTCCAAAATACTTTTTCTTAATTTACTTGTCATTAAAGCTCTTTGTCCAGCAGCACTTTTTTTGAATTTTACTAATTCTGACAGATAAACCACAAACCTGTTTAAATTATCAAGGTTGAAAACGACATCACATTGTGTTGCTGCATTACCACCAGAACTTGTGTATTTGAATATGTACTTTGGAAAATAAATTGTACTTAAATCAATAGGTTCAAAACCGAGTTTTTTCTCTAAATTTTTTTTGTCAAATGTTTTAATTAAAAATGGGATTTCGGAACTAATTCCATTGATAATGTTGTTTTTTTCATTTACCAATAAGTTTTTACCATTTTCAGCAGCTTCAAAATTATTCAGCATATTTTCAAATTGTTCAAGGTTTTCCTCGGTGCTCTTAATATTAAAATATTTGCATACATATTTAAATGGTTGCTTTCGAGCTGAATCGCAAACGCTTCTTGAACAGTTACAAATATTTGGTGCAAACACCTGTTTTTTCAATTCCGGACGCTTGTAATTGTAATTACTTGCATCTTGATAAGATGCTTTTCCATAATCTAGCTGATCTATTCCTATGTGGGTTCTTTTTAATTCATAAATATGATCATTAAGGTCATTGCAGTCTTTTGTATATTTTTCAATTTTGTTTTTCAATTCAATAAATGAATTGCTTCTATAGTATATTAATTTATACAAAAACCAAGCTAAGATTAATAAGATAATAATGACTAATAATGGCATAACAAAAATCCTCCTATTTTTCAAAAAGTTTTTAATCGAAGCTCTATAAGAGCCTGTTCATATCCAAGCAACCTGGAAAGCTGCTCGGTAGTAGTTTGTCGGTTCTCAAAAATGATTTCATCCGGGATCAGAAGCTCTGCGGCAAATGTGTTTGCTTCAAATTCTAATTTTGACGTGAGCATGAGAGTTTTATTCCGGATAAAATAACAATTTTCTTTTCGATGCATGATAGCATGTCCAAGCTCATGAGCCATGACAAGGCGCATCTCATTTTCTTCTAAATCCTCATTCAGAAAGATACATTTGTGGTTCTTAAGAAACATGTAGCATCCGGCTTGATTTCCAAGCTCGCCGATCTGGACTTCTACATTCAGACACTCTGCAAGCTTGTATGGATTTCTCGTATTGAATTTTTTTACGTAATAATTTACTAACTGCTTTATGTCTTTTCTCAATTATGTAGCACCTACTTTTTATTCTTATTAGGATTGTACTTCTCTTTATTAATAGGTTTTAATCTGCGCATCATTAACTCGATTTGACCGAGTAGCAACTCTGCGTCTTCTGCAGGGATTGGTTCTCCATCGTAAGAGAGAGGACCATCTGTGCCATTCATTAATTTCTGGCGAATGTTTTCCATGTCTTTTGCAATATCACGCTCATCTTTAGTAGAAAGTAGATTGTTGATGTTCACAGAAGCTTCTCCACTCATTAAATAGTTAATGGGTACATCAAAATAATCAGCAATCTTTTGTAATCTTTTTGCAGATGTTCCGCCACTTTTTAATTTACCAAGTGAACCTCTACCAAATCCTAATTCTTTTTCGAGCGCTGTTAGAGCAATTCCATGTTCATCACATAGTTGTTTAATAACCTCATATGTAGACATAGCTTTCCTCCTAAAAAAAGTAGAAAAAATTCTACATAAAGTATTGACAACGTAGAAAAAAAGCTATACAATACAAACATGAAGTAGAAAAAAATCTACTTCACGACATATAGTAGAATAATTTCTTTTTTGTTTTGTCGTTAAAATGATTATAGAATAAATTCTACTATATGTCAATAAAAAGTAGAAAATATTCAAAGGAGGCATGGCATTGATTTACAACAAAATCAGGGATATTTGTAAGGAAAAAGGCATGAGTGTTGCTGCTGTTGAAAAAAAAGCAGGGTTGAGCCACGGAGCAATTTCCAAATGGAATAATTCAACACCATCCGCAGAAAACCTTAATTCTGTTGCAAAAATCCTAAAAGTTAAAATTGACAAACTTCTTGACTAAGAGATACCACAACATCAGTCCAATAAGCAGGACAGAAAAATAGCCCCAAGTAAAATTACTCAGGACTATCTATAGAAGTTAAATCAGTGTGAAATGTGAATTGACGTATTGACGATCAACTTCTATATAACCGTATTTTTCAAGCTCAGCAATGACATTAAAGGCAATTTCATAAGAAAGACCAAGCTCAGTCATTAAATCTAAGTCTTTAAAGTCTTTTATGCCAGTTATAGCTTTGGCTTGAAGAAATTTTAAGGACTTTTCAGCAGTATGTGTCATGTGTATTTCCTCCTTTCTATTTTTGATATACACATATTAACATACAACTCGAAAAGATTTGTACCATTTTTAGAAAGGAGAGTGAGAAATTATGCCAAAAACAAATTTATGCGAGGATAAAATGAAAAAGAGAGTTGATTATGTCGCTGGTTTGTTAAGAGGAGGTTTTCGGCAGAATAATCTGTCAACAGCGGATGTGAGTGCAAAAAGTGGTATTCCAACACGAACAGTCACAGACAAACTTTTACATCCAGAAAAAATCCGATTAAAGGATTTATTTAAGCTGGCGGATATCGCAGGAGTAAAAATCACATTTGAAAATAAGGATGTACCAGAGTAGGAGGTGGAGAATGAAGCAGATCAGTAAAGTATTTACATCAGTAGGGATTGGAATCATGTTTCTGGGTGGAATGCTCGATGCGGATGGAACGTATTATGTTTTTCTGCTGATCGCAATAGCTCTCGGAGCTTTGGTTGCACTTGTTGGAGTTGTAATCATGGATGTGGAGAAACGCCGGGAAGAAAAGCGGAAAGCATACTTTTACATGATCCGCCGGAAGGACAAGCTTGACGCTGATGTTGAGTTCCTTGGGGAATTTGAGGACAAAAAAATAGCACCCTGAATGTTTTGGCGAACGCAGGTGCTATTTAACCATAGGAATACAAAAGTATTTCTGCGTTTATTGTAACACGAAAATTAAATATTGGAAAGCGTGAAAATTATGTTTTTACGAGAATGCAGGATCTGCCATTGTTCAATGGATGCCGGAGAAGGTCAGAACGGTAAATGTGATGATTGCATATCGGGTGAGACCAAAAGGCAGGAAAACGAGAAAAAGGTCAATGAAATGGTCAGATCAACAAAATATTATCAAATGAGTTTGGAGGAATTTTTAAAATGAACATTACAAAAATCAAAATCAAAAATCTTTTTGGAATCAGAGAGTATGAAGCAGACGGAACATCTGTTGAGCTGTCTGGAAAAAATGGAACAGGAAAAAGTTCTGTTCTGGATGCAATTAAGTATGCACTGACGAATAAAAGCGATCGTGAGTACATCGTACATAAAGGGGAATCAGAGGGGGAGATCATTGTCGAGACAGACACAGGGATTTCCATTGACCGCAAGGTCAGAACAGGAAAAGCACCTTATAAGTCAGTAAAAAGAGACGGCTTGGAGGTTGGAAGTCCAGAAGCATTTTTGAAAGAGTTGTTTACACCATTGCAGCTCAATCCTATCGAGTTCATGAACATGGATAAAAAACAGCAGAATGCCATTATTTTAGACATGATCGAGTATCCGTGGGATATGAATAAAATCAAGGAATGGTTTGGAGAAATCCCGGCGTGGGTTTCTTACGATCAGAACATCCTCTCCGTGCTGAATGATATTCAGGCAGAAAACGGCGATTATTACCAGAACCGCCGCAATATTGACCGTGATATCAGAAATAAGAAAGCATTTGTTGAGGAGATCGCTGCCAGCATTCCAGTCGGATATGATGTTACGAAATGGGAGAGCATGAGTGCCGGAGATATTTACAGACAGATTGAGCGGTTGCAGAGAGAAAACCAGACAATTGAAAAAGCAAAAATGTTAATGGAAAGCAGAGAGAATAAAATCAGAAAATTTGATGCTGACAGAGAGATTGAGATTGCGGCACTCGACCGGGAAATCAGCAACCGTGCAAACCAGATTGATAAATCAGTTGCATCATTAAATGAGCAGATCAGGGAATACGAAAAAGAGAAAGAACAGCTTGCATCCAAGAAGCAGGACAAGCTTGAAGTGATCGAGCAGACCTATAAGGCGAACGTAGCACATTTTGATGCAGAGGTTGCTGAGTATGCAGAATATGCGGATAAGCAGCCAAATGATGTGACGGATCTACAGAATAAGGCAAAGACGATTGAGGAGATGCAGAGCCACATTAATGAATATAAACGCATGATTGGCTTGCAGGAAGAGATTGCAGAAATGAAAGAACAGTCGCAGAGTCTCACAGATAAGATTGAGAAAGCAAGAACACTGCCGGGTGAAATCCTTACCGACTGCACGATCCCGATTGATGGACTTACCGTTGAAAATGGAATCCCTCTTATTAACGGACTTCCGGTATCGAATCTGTCAGAGGGAGAAAAGCTTGATTTATGCATTGATGTTGCTTTGCAGAATCCGAATGGCCTTAACATCATCCTTATTGATGGAGTGGAGAAATTGGCGACAGACCTTAGAGAAAAACTTTATGCGAAATGCAAAGAAAAAGGTTTACAGTTCATTGCTACCAGAACGACTGATGATGATGCAATGACAGTAGTTGAGTTATAGGAGGACATATCATGGAAAACACAGAGATCATGACGGTAGAACCGAATACACAGCTTTCATCAAATGTTTTTTCTGATCCGGAAGCTTTTCAGAATTTATTTAATATAGGGAAAATGTTTGCATCATCTTCCCTGGTGCCACAGGCATATCAGAATAAGCCAATGGACTGCACGATTGCGGTTGATATGGCAAACCGCATGGGAGTTAGTCCGATGATGGTCATGCAGAATCTTTATGTTGTGCAGGGAAAGCCGCAGTGGAGTGGACAGGCTTGTACATCAATGATTATGGCAAGTGGAAAATTTAAAAATGTCCATCATGTATACACTGGCGAACGCAATACGGATTCTTGGGGATGTTTTTTAACTGCTGAAAAGGTAGATACTGGAGAAACCATAAACGGTGCAGAGGTAACCATTCAGATGGCAAAAGATGAGGGATGGTACGGAAAGAACGGAAGTAAATGGAAAACCATGCCGGAACTTATGCTTGCGTACCGTGCATCTGCATTTTTTGCAAGAGTGCATATTCCAAATTCACTTATGGGATGTTCTGTTGAAGGAGAAGCAGAGGATATTGTAAAAGCTGCAGCACCTGCAGTACCAGATATTTTTTCTGATCCGCAGAATGAGAAACTTATGAAAGAAGCATCGGAGGTATTTGATAATGTTACTGAATAATGAAAATTACTATTCAAAGGAAGCTGATCGGGAGTATCTCTCGGTCAGCCAGTATAAAAACTTTATGGGAACTATCGGAAAGCCAGCGTGTGAATCACAGGCAATGGCAATGCTCAGCGGAGAGTGGGAGCTTGAAAAGACAACAGCTCTTTTGGTTGGCTCTTATGTGGATTCACATTTTGAGGGAAGCCTTGACTTGTTCCGTGCACAGAATCCTTCCATTTTTACAAAGTCCGGGGATTTAAAGGCAGACTACAAAAAAGCGGAGGAAATCATCAACCGTATTGAAAGAGATGAAACCTTTATGCAGTTCATGTCCGGAGAAAAGCAGGTCATTATGACCGCTGATATGTTCGGCGCAAAGTGGAAAATCAAGATGGACAGCTACATTGCAGATAAAGCGATTGTGGATCTGAAAGTTATGAGAGAACTGCATAAGGCTGAATATACAAAGGATTTCGGCTATATGGATTTCATTCAGTATTGGGGATATGACATTCAGGGTGCAGTGTACCAGGAAGTTGTTTATAGAAATACCGGAAAGCGGTTACCATTCTTTATCGCAGCAGCGTCTAAGGAAAAAGAAACAGATATCGAACTGATATGGATCGATGATGAACATCTTCATGAGAAGCTTATAGAGGTGGAGCAGAACACGCCTAAGATTCTTGCATTGAAATCCGGTGCGGTAGAACCTATCCGGTGTGAATTGTGTGATTACTGTAAGCATACAAAGGTATTAAAGAAACCTATTCATTATTCAGAGCTGCTGGGAGAGGTATAAATGAAAACAGTCGGAATTGTTACAAAATACAATGATAACTGCATTTTCTGTGGCAGACCTACCACCGAGGAACATCATCTTTTATTTGGCAATGGGTTCAGAAAGCTTGCAGAGGAAGATGGAATAAAAGTTCCGGTTTGTGAGTACTGTCACACGAAAAGCCCTGTTGCACAGCGTGTCCATGATAATACGACAGCAGAAAAGTTGAGCAAAATTGCCGGACAGCTTGCATGGGAAAAGCATTGTGTGGCATCAGGGCACACAGAGGATGAAGCCAGAGAGCTTTTCCGTAAAAGGTATGGACGCAGTTATTTATAGGTTGAAACACCTGACTGTCGAGAACTGCTCGGCGGTTAAAAGAAGACATCATGAGGATTTCATAATATATCACGAATTTTGAAAGCCATGGTTTCCCGGTGCTTTCCATGGTGCCGGGAGAAAGGAGAAGTTTTGAATTTAGAACAGAAAACAATTACATCAGTAGAAGTTGCTGATATGGTCGGAAAAGAACATAAAGAATTATTAAGAGATATCAGAAGATATGCAAAGCAATTTGCCGAGAGCAAGATTGCGCTGGGCGATTTTTTTGAGGAAAGTACATATAAAGATAATAACAATCAGAGCAGACCTTGCTATCTGGTTACAAAGAAAGGCTGTGAATTTATTGCTCACAAGCTCACTGGTGTGAAAGGTACAGAGTTCACTGCAAAATATATCAATCGTTTTCATGAGCTGGAAGATGCAATTAAGAAACCTCTCACAGCCTTGGAACAGATTGCATTGCTGGCACAGGGAACTGTGGAGTTGGAACAGAAAGTTGAAACCGTAGAGCAAAAAGTATATTCCATTGAAAATGATATGCCGCTGTTCGGAGCAGAATCAGACGAACTTTCCGCACACGTCAGACGTAAGGCGGTGGAAATGCTCGGTGGTAAGAAATCAGAAGCTTACAGAGATAGCAAAGTACATAAAAAAGTGTTCAGCGATATCTATAATCAGCTAAAACGTGAGTTTGGCATCTACGATGATGAAGGAAAAATGAAAAGCTACAAGGCACTGAAACGTAAAGATCTTGCCGATGCGCACGAATTTATTGATTGTTACACTCTTCCGGCATATTTAGCAGAGCAGATTAATGATTGTAATGCGCAGATCAGAATGGAGGACGGTGCCGATGGAGTATAAATTTACAGTTCCGGGGCGCTTGGAAGGCTTGAACAATTATACAGCAGCCAATCGAACGAACCCATATAAGGGCGGAAAGGTAAAAAATGATAATGAGAATCACATCATGTGGTGTATCAGACAGCAGCTCCATGGTGTACATATCGAAAAGCCGGTACTGATCTATTACCACTGTTTTGAAAAAGACAACAGGAGAGATGGGGACAACATTCTCTCCTGCGCAACAAAGTTCATTCAGGACAGTCTCACAAAAACAAAGGTGCTGCAAGAAGATAACCGCAGATGCATCCCTCATTTTTATCATGATGTTTCTGTAGATAAAGAGAATCCGAGAATTGAGGTCACAATCACGGAACTTACAGCGGAACAGGCAAAAATGAAATTAAGAGACTTACTTAAGGACTTGGAAACGGGGTGATTGCTTGAACTATTTAGCTGAGATAAAAGCATTTTACGACAGGCTCGAACTAAACCCGCAGCCCAACACTGCAATCGCCTTATGGCATGCGTTAATGTCCATAGCGAATAAAGCAGGGTGGCCAGATACGTTTACGGTAGCTTCGTCAGTCCTTGGACTTCGGTCTGGATTAAATGCATCAGCGTTAAAGAGAGCGAGAAACAAGCTTGCTACAGATGGGTTCATCGAATGGAAATCGCGCGGTGGTAATCTTGCGGCACAATATAAAATAAATAGTCTTGTGGTTCAAAATTACAGTAAAAATGAACCACAGTTTGAACCACAAAGTGAACTGCAAATTGCACCACAGTTTGAACCACAAAGTGAACCTATTAATAAACAAAGACATAAACATAAACAAAATACACCCCCTATATCCCCCGTTGAAAAATTCGGAGAGTTTGCCGCGGCCTATCCGAAACGGTGTACTGGCTGTCTTGCTGAAACAGAATACTGCAATGCGGTACTGGCTGGTGTACCGGAAGATGATCTGGTATTGGCCGCACAGAATTATGCAGATATATGCAGACGGGAGAAAACAGCAGAGCGGTATATTAAAAAGCCGGAGAACTTTTTACGAGAGAACTTGTTTATGCAGTATCTGAAAGGAGAGAACGATGGACCAGTTGGAAGAGATACTGGAACGCATGAAAAATCACTCAACGAACTTATGCAGGAATGCGGAGACACCGGAGACTTCCAGGGATTCTGATGTGTGTCCAATTTGCGAAGGCCGGGAGTGGATCTTGAAAATAAAAGACGGAGTTGAAATAGCAGTACCGTGTAAATGCCGTGAAAAAGCGGTCATGTCAAGGCGGTTGCGATTCGCAGATATACCGGAGGCATTCCGTGGGATGGATCTGAGATTGTTTCGGATGGATGTGTACAGAAAGCAGGAAAGTAAAAAGATGGTGTCAGATGCCTGTAAAATCATAAAAACCTATCTGGATGATTTCGAGAGCCAGAAGGAAAGAGGCATGGGACTGTATATCTGGTCGAGGACAAAGGGAAGCGGTAAGACGAGGATTGCTGCCGGGATTGCAAATGAACTGATGAAAAGATACACAGTCAAATTTGCAGTATCACTGACCATCCTGCAGGAAATTAAGAATACATGGCGCAGGGATGTAGCAGGCAGTGAAAGCCAGCTTTTAGATGCACTTTCCACAACGGATATTTTGATCATTGATGATTTTGGTGTGGAAGCACCGGCGGCATGGATCAACGACAAAATGTATCAGATCATCAACGAGCGGTACATAAACCAGAAGGTAACGATTTTCACGAGTAATGATCCGCTGGACAAGCTATCCTACGATGACCGGATCACGAACCGGATCAAGGAGCGGACATATCAGATCGCATTTCCAGAAGAATCAGTCCGGGATCATATCGCAGAGCGGATGCAGGAGGAAATCATTGAAAAAGTGATAACAGGAGGAAAAACATGAGCAATGCATTGAGAAAAAAGACAAGAAAGCTTGAACCGAAAAATTATGAGGATAAATTCACAATGCAGCGAATAGCCAGACATATAAGCGAATCTGACAATTGTTTTTGGCAGACATTCAAATCAATGCAGATGTCATGCTTTTATGTTCTGTACTATGACATAGATTTCTCAAAACAGAAGCTAAAGAATTACAACGAAATTCTTCGGAAGAATAACGAGAAAATAAAAAATGTATCCACCATTAGAGCAGAGGAAGAAAGATTTATAAAAAACATTGGGTTTGATTGTGAGAAAGAAGCAAGGAATTTTCCGTACAGAGCCAAGATTCGTATGTATGGCAAGAATCCTAAGCAGAACCAGATTAAATCCGTAATTTCGAACATGAATGACGGCATTGAGTGTTATTTGGTGATTGCAGTTTATACACTGCATTACAATTACAAATTCAGTGGCGAATTGATTCGTGAATGGTGGAACAGGATGCTGGATTTTTCCAAGAACTATGTAGAGGGAATGAACGACGACCATGTTGTGAAATATTTCAAGCAGGAATGTGATTTAGATATAGCGGAGTGATGCCAATGGGAGAAATGACAAAGACAAGCGTAAAATACTGCCGGAAATGTAAATATTCGTACAAGCACAACCAGACAGAAATCATGTGTGGATATTATTTACAGACCAGATTAAGGCGTGGATGCCCGGTTGGGATGTGCGATAAGTTTGAGAAGAAAGGAAGAAAGAGAAAGGTACAGTTGAAATGACGGATGAAACTAAGCAGGAGATAGAAGCGGCATTGATTTGTGATGATGGAAGCCTTTGCTTTGGGTACAGCAGACATGGAAATGAGTTTTACATAAATGAAGATTAGATTTAGTGAGGTAGAAATATGATGGAGTGTATGAAGAGCATGGCTAAGAAGCCAGAGTTTGGCAGGTGGATACCAGTGGGAGAAAGGTTACCAGATTCAGACGAATATATCCTTTTATCGTTTGATAACTTTACACTTCCAGACATCGGAAGGTATGAGGTTGGGTCTGACTTATCGGGAGCGTTTTATCCGGGAGATGATGATAAGAGTTATGTTTCATATGGTTTGTTTGTCAACGCATGGATGCCATTGCCAGAACGTTATGAAGCAGATGCGAAAGATATACTTACAGAAAAGCCACAGACCAATGCAGACCGGATTCGGAGCATGACGGATGAAGAACTAGCAGATTTTTTAGTGACAGTAGAAACATACGGTTATCACGACCAGAGTATATCGGGAACCTACGAGATGAAGGAATGGCTTTTAATGGAAAGTGAGGAATAGCATGGAGAGATTAACGACAAATAAAAGCGTGGCTGACATGTCGATGATCGAGCTGGCACATAATAGCTGCTATGCAGATGACGAGCGAAATGCCAGATACAGAGATTACGAGATGGAAATGGATGCACGAGATTTTGCAAGAAATCTTATGGTCACATTGGCAAAAGATGAATTGCCAGTAGATGATGCAGAGTTTGACGAGGAAGTATTAGACAATTTAACGATAGACCCGTTTTCAGATGTTCGAGGTCTGATTGCCTTGTTCTACCGTAATATGTGGTCAATGGCAGATTTGAGAGAAAAGCTGAAACGTTATGAGGATGCCGAGGAGCAGGGATTACTTCTGCGGTTGCCGTGTGGAATTGGCTCAGATGTATATATAATTCCTAGCAAAGTCAATTGTGAATTAAATATTTTAAATCTGCACCCGGAGAACAACAAAGTTTATCATCAGAAAGTAGCCTTGATTACTTTTACAGAAAAAGGATGGTACATGGAGTGTGATAAGGATCGAGAATATGCTACATACCGAATCCTGCCAGATAAAATGTACAAGGAAACCTGGTTTTTATCACAAGAGGAAGCCGAAGCCAAACTGAAAGAAATGGAGGAAAAGGATGGAAGATAGACATTTATACAGAGGTAAAAGAACATTGACAGATAATATGTGGGTGTACTGGGATGGATTTAGCGGTGTACAACCCAATACAGTTATTGAAGAGGAGACAATCTGCCAGTGCACCGGACTTAAGGATAAGAACGGCAAGCTGATCTGGGAGAATGACATTCTTTCAGGGCATATCGATGATGAGTTTCCAGAAGATGAAACGAGAAAGCGTGTCGTGTGGCATGAAAACGGATGGTGTACGAATGAGCCGGGCTGTGATGATTATGAGGAACTGGATGATTTTGATTCAGAGAATTTTGAAGTAATCGGCAACGAGATTGACAACCCGGAATTGTTGGAGGTGCGGTTGTGAGTGAGAAAAAATTCCCAATTTTAGGAACAAATGAATCTATAGACTGGAATTTAATTGCACCGCATGAAAAACAGGCAATGGAAAATCATTGTGGACAGACTTTAGAGCGATTAGCAAGGCGACATGGTTTAAGCTGGTACGAATTATTATGTGTTCTGTTGGATAAACCATTCACAGAAGTTGAGTATGATAAAGAAAAAAATTATAAAGAACTATGTCAAATGGCATTAGTATCGGAAGAAGTTAAGCAGTATCGCGCAATCGGCACGCCGGAAGAATGCCGGGCGGCGATGGAGAAACAGATTGTAGAGAAAGAATTGGAGAGCCACGATGAAAAGTACATCTTGAAGTATTGCATTAGCCTTATGCAGGAGTTGGTCGGAAAGTTCGAGGAATGGTACGAATATGTGCATGGTGAAGATGCTATTAGGGAGTTGGACGAAGAGGAACGCTTTTATTATAGAATGTCATATTTTAGTATCGTTCAAGAACTGTTTCTTTTCAGAACCAGTCATTCTGGAGGTACATCTACGAGAGCAAAATGTAAACAGTTAGGTGTCGATTGGAGCGATGGGATTGAATTTAGTTTTGGAGGCGATGAAGAATGAGTGAAAGCCTTAAGCCATGCCCGTTCTGCGGTGGAAAAGCAATGTTCTTAACCACTACAAATAAGTCATTGCATTCGGATGTTGGGGTAATGTTCAAAATCAAATGTATGAAATGCGGAACAGAACTTCCAAAAATCTATGAATGTGAGATGTACATGGATCAGGGCGGAGGCATCAGAACAGGGAAAGACGAGCGAACGAAAGCAACTACAGATTGGAACAGGAGGGCGAACGATGGGAAGACTGATTGATGAGGAGACATTAAAGCAAGAATTATATCAGCAATGGTTTATGGATATTCTTCTTACGCAGAATAGTGGCAAAGATATGTTCTATGCATTGGCACAGAAAATTGATGAAATACCGACTGCCTACGACCCGGACAAGGTTGTGGAACAGTTGGAAAATGAGAGAAAGTTTTGGGAGAATGCATACGACAGTAATTTGGGGAAAGAGAAAGCAAGAAGTTATGAGCATGCAATCGAAATTGTGAAAGGCGGCGGAATAGATGGATAAAGCAATTTTAGTTATGGATATGCCAGAATCGTGTAGCAAATGTAAATTTTTATATGAGTTTCAAGGCACTAAGAAGTGTCAGCTTATGAATGTGCTGAATGGTGGAGCTTCGAGATTGTCTCAAAACAGATTTACGGAGACGCGGCATGAGAAATGTCCGCTTCAGGAACTGCCAGAGAAAATGAAAGTGTGCGGAAAATATCCACAGCCGGACAGGATTGAACCATCATACAAAGCAGGATGGAATGCTTGTTTAGATGAAATTTTAAACTAAATCGAAAGGAGTGAGAGGTTTGCTGGCCAGCGTGAAAGAGCTCTTTACTCCGAGAAAAAATGGAATCAGTACAGGAAAGAATGGAGCGGATCGGAGCATATGAGAAGATAGCATCTTTTATGCAGAAAGAAAAGCAGCCATATGAATATAAAAGAAAATATGCACAGATCAGAGCAGAAGAGTTCGCAAATGAATGTGACGGAAGATTGCTCAATTACCATGTTTCGGTCGGTGGACTTGACAGTATAATCTTATACCTGTTTTTACATGAGGTATGCGGAATTGACGCACCAGGAGTGAGTGCATCCACACTGGAAGACAAGAGTATACAGAGAGTACATAAAGCTCTTGGAATTATCAATGTACCGCCACTAAAAAGGGATGATGGTACTTATTGGACAAAACCAAAGGTTATACAGGAATTTGGATTTCCGGTCATTTCAAAGGAAGTGGCTGCCAAGATAGAATTGTTACAAAATCCGTCAGAGAAAAATAAAACTGTCCGCCATGCGATTATTACTGGGGAGACTGGAGAATATGGCGGATGGCAGAAAAACTCTAAAATGCAGCTAAAACAGAGATGGTTAAAGCTGTTCGGTGGATATGAAAACGAAAATGAAGGGTGTGATTATCAGAAGCCGGATTTTCTCGTATCGTCCAAGTGTTGTTATTACCTTAAAGAGAAAAACTGTGATGACTGGGGAAAAGAGCATAACAGTGTGCCGTATCTGGGACTGATGGCATCCGAAGGTGGCAGACGTGCCAAGAGCCTACGGATGAACGGATGTAATTATTTCGGAGCATCAACGATCAGATCAGCACCATTCGCAATCTTTCATAGACAGGATATTTTAAAACTTGCCCTGGAAATGGATGAATTGTGGAAAGGCGGACTGAAAGAAAAATATCATGAGAAACTTTTGAGAGAAGGAAAATTATCTGAAAGTTTTGAAATGCCAGACAGCATTATACCGGAGATCTACGGAGCGATTGAAAAAAAGCCAGATGGTACATTGTACACGACAAAGGCGCAGCGCACCGGATGCAGCATGTGTGGGTTTGGGATTCACATGGAAAAGAGACCACATCGGTTTGATCTGTTGTATGAGAGTAATCCGAAAGAGTGGGATTATCTGATGTTCCACATGTGCAAGGATGCTGACGGGAACGACTACGGATGGGCGAAGGTTCTGGACTACATTGGAGTTGGCTGGGATCCATCCACGATCGGTGGCAATTGTAAAGGACAAATGAGGTTAGAAGATTTTATGTAGAAAGGAGCCGGAACCTATCCGGATAAAAGGCGCGCTGGGTTCCTTTTGAAGAAAATGATACACGGAGAATTGATAGTTGACAACTTCGCCGGCGGTGGCGGTGCTTCCACCGGAATAGAACTTGCAACCGGATACAGTGTTGATATTGCCATCAACCATGATCCAGAAGCCATTAAGATGCACAAAGCTAATCATCCAAACACAGAGCACTACTGTGAAAACGTGTGGGCGGTTGATCCTGTCAAGGCTTGCAATGGGCATCCGGTTGGACTTGCCTGGTTCTCCCCAGATTGTAAGCATTTTAGCAAGGCAAAAGGCGGAAAGCCAAAAGATAAAAACATCAGAGGTCTTGCATGGGTAGCCTTAAGATGGGCTGGACTTGTAAGACCGAGAGTAATTATGCTGGAGAATGTGGAAGAATTTAAAACCTGGGGACCGTTAAACAGGCGGCATCATCCAATCAAGAGTAAACAGGGCAGGACTTTTGAAAAATTTGTGCAACAGCTTACTGATCTAGGATATGAGGTGCAGTTCAAGGAGTTGGTAGCGGCAGATTATGGAGCGCCAACCATGCGTAAGAGATTTTTCATGATTGCAAGGTGTGATGGCAAGCCAATCATTTGGCCAGAGCCGACACACGCACCGGCAGACAGTGAAGAAGTCAAGAAAGGATTGCTCAAACCATATGTTGGAGCATACACGCAGCTAGATTTTTCTCTGCCGTGTCCGAGCATTTTTGATACTTCAGAAGAAATTAAAGAAAAGTACGGCATTCGGGCAGTACGCCCACTGGCACAGAAAACAATGGACAGGATAGCCAGAGGATTAAAAAAATTCGTCTTAGATAATCCAGAACCTTTTATCATTCAGTGCAATCATGGTGGTGAGCGTAGACCGAACGACATTCGAGAGCCGATGCCGACTATAACCGGAAAACATGGGTATGGGATTGTAGAGCCATATATGGTGCAGATCGGACAGACAGGTTTTACAAAAGACCGGAGCAAAGATGTCCGGGAGCCGCTTACAACCATTGTGAGTAAAAATGAGCATTGCCTGATAAGTCCTACGTTGATCCAGTACCATTCAGAAACCTCAAAAGATGGAGTAAGAGGACAGACTATAGAAGATCCGATCATGACAGTGGACAGCTCAAACAGATATGGACTGGTCGCATCATTCCTGCAAAAGTACTACGATGGTGGATATAAAGGCGCAGGCGATACATTAGAAAATCCGCTACCTACAGTAACAGCGTGGGATCATAACAGTGTAGTTACGGCAAATCTTATCCAGATGAATAACCATTGTGATGGGCGAGATTTACGTGATCCTATACCAACAATAACCGCTGGGGATGGTCACTTCGGAGAAGTAAGAGCATTTTTAATTAAATATTATGGGCAGGGAACCGGACAGGACATTGAGGAACCTCTTGATACAGTTACATCCAGAGATAGATTTGGACTTGTGACTATTGAGGGTGTAGATTACCAGATTGTGGACATAGGATTGAGGATGCTTGAGCCGAAAGAACTTTACGGATGCCAGGGATTCCCAGACGATTACATAATCGACCATGACTACACAGGAAAGACATATCCGAGAAGTGAGCAGGTCAGAAGATGCGGAAATGCAGTGTGTCCACCGATACCAGCAGCATTGGTTAGAGCCAATCTGCCAGAACTGTGTATTGCGGAACGAACACCGAACATGAGGATGGAAGCAGAGCAGACCGGACAGCTCCGGTTTGCGTAGTTAAATTAGAATTTAGCGGAGGTATAAACATGAGTAAATATTGTCATAGCAATGACGGAGAACTTTATTATGGGGAATTTGACACCGAACAGGATGCACTAGAAGATGCAAAAGAAAGCTATCCGGGTGAGAGTGAAATTTACATCGGTACATGTACAAAGCCGGTATTTAGATGGAATGGTTGCGAGGAAAAAATTATTGATTCCATTAAAGAAAATCTGGCTGAAGATGTGGGGGAAGCAGCAGAAAATTTTGGAGTTTCTGAAGAACAGGAACAGGAACTTGCGAGGATGATCGATGAAACCGTCAAAGCGTGGATAGAACAGGAAGAGATAGAGCCATCTTGTTACTGTGTTTTGGATGGTCATATTGTTTCTTTAAACTGAACATTTAGAATTTTAGTGGAGGAAGGTGAACGAGTGAAAAGTGTTTTAAAATATCCAGGAGCGAAGAACCGTCTTGCACCGTGGATATGCGAATACATACCAAAGCATGATGTCTACTTAGAGCCGTTTGCCGGCAGTTTAGCTGTGCTCTTTAACAAGCAGCGTAGTCATATTGAGACAGTGAATGACATCGATGGAGAAATCGTAAATTTCTTTCGAATATTGCGAGACAGGAGTGGAGAACTGGAACGGGCGATAGAGTTTACTCCATATTCCAGATCAGAGTATAAAGCAGCCTACGAAAAATCAGAAGATGAGTTGGAACGGGCAAGAAGGTTTACTGTTAAATGCTGGATGGGATTCGGATGTGGAAATTTGTATCAAAACGGGTTTAAATCCGGACAGCAGACAAAATCTCCAAATCCAGCCAAAGAGTGGGGTGAACTTCCTGAAACGTTGAAAATGGCAACTGAGAGATTAAAGGGTGTTCAGATTGAAAATTTGCCGGCCGTAGAATTAATAAAAAGATATGATACAGAAGATGTTTTTATTTATGCAGATCCGCCGTATTTACACGGAACCCGAAAGAATTATCTCTACAAACATGAGATGAAGGATGCAGATCATGAAGAATTGTTAAATGTTCTGGTTAAACATCCGGGAAAAATTCTTCTATCAGGATATGACAATGCTATGTATAACGATATACTACAGGGATGGAATAAGGTTCAGAATCATACCAGAGCAGAGGGAGGACGTGCAAGGACGGAAACACTGTGGATGAATTATGAAGTTGAAAACGGACAGATATCGTTAATCATGTAAACTGAACTTTAACGGAGGTATTGAAAACATGGATAAAACAACATTGCATTTTTTCACTGCAATAAAAAACGGTGAAGTAAAACATATAGGAAAAAGCATTATCATACAGCCGGAAGTAAAGTTTGGCGGTGGCACGATAAAATGGTTTGACGACAAGCAGTTAGTGAAAAATAAAGGAGAGGAGACATGTTAAAAAGAGAATATAAAAGAAGAGAACCGACAAATGAGGAAAGAATATTTTTAAAGTCGAGAGGACTTATACCGGACAGCTGGCTAATATTGTACGAAAATAAAAGTGTATTAGTGGTTATTAGTAGAAGGAGATCATACCGAAAAGTATTAAAAAAACCAAGAAAGAAATTGATGAAAAAGGAAAAAGAACTATGTTAACAGTACAAGAAGTTTACGGTATATGACATTGTCAGAACACAACATTATACATATTTCATGATTTATGATGGTGGATGGAAATATATAGACGCTGACTTATTCCGGGAATGCGACAAAAACTGAATATTGAGATTTTTGCCGGCTGAAATATGCCGGTAAAAACTGTAGTACATTGATAATTGAATATTGGCGGTTGGAGTGGTATAATCTCGATATCTTGTCATGGAGGAACAGTTTGCAAATGTACTATGTAGGATTTTTAGATATTCTTGGATTCAAAAAAATTGTATGCGAAAAAGAAGAAAAAGATATTTTAAATATATTTGAGCAGATTCAGTGTATTATTGATAATTTGAAAAAAGAATTTGACATAGTTCCTATTTTCTATAGAATTATGTCAGATAGTATAGTTGTTGCCTGTGATGATTCAATCCCTCCCGCATTGACAGTTGTATTATATTGCTGTGGGAAGATACAGGAACTATTGTTGGCAAATGGTATTTTATTAAGGGGTGGAGTGTCACATGGAAAATTCTACTATAATGAAGCGATTATGTATGGCAAAGGACTAGTTTCTGCGTATGAATTGGAAAACAATATATCGAAATATCCAAGAATTGTAGTCGATACCTCCTCAATCATAGAATATAAGAGTAAAATGAAAGATACAGATGTATATTTTGAATTATTCAATTTACTTGAGAAGGATACACAAGATATCTATTATATAGATACTGCATTAATGTATTTACATGATATTTCCCAAAAGGAACTCATATACAGAATAAAAAAAATAAAAGAATTATTAGAAAAAAATTTACTTAATATTAAGTTACCGCTGAATGTGAGAGAGAAGTACATTTGGATTAAAGATGAATTCAATGATTTTATGAAAAGAAATCCACAGTATTCGAGTTATCAAATTAAAATAGATGTTAAATAATTGTTCGATACCAACCGTCAATATTCGATGGTTGGTAAATTTTATAGATATATATAGGTTGTTTTAGAGGAAGGAATAAAGATTGTAAAATGGATATCACCCAATTCTTTAGTGAAGATAGTGTTGTATGGCATATTGTTGAATTTTTAGCACCATTTTTAATTTTAATAATAACGTTACATGATGAGAGAAAACAAACTGCCAAATATAAGAGGCAGGAGATAAAGTTGCAATATTTGAAAGAATGTATTAGTTGGCTGAGCGAATTAGAAATGTTAGCGTATATTGTTTCGGATAAAGCTACTGAGTGCGTATACACATTCGATACAGAGAAGTTTATTACAAATCATAGGGAATTTAACCGGGAAGCAAATGCAATGATGGAAAAATGTTTAGCAGGAATAGGGACATATAGTAGCGTGTCAAAAGCATTATGTATAGAATTTGACACAGAAGAGATTAGACATTTAACCGGGAAATTTATGAGCAATCTGCGTGAAACATGCAAAGAGAGCTGCGGGGAACAGGAAGGACAGCAGGTAAAAAAGATAAATAGTAGCACAACAGCATTTCAAAAAGAGATAAGAAATAAAATTTCCTTAGTAGGAGAAAATGTATCAAAACTATTAAAAGATGAAAAGTAAGACTATGTATGATATAATAGTTATATAAGTTAGCGCCATTGAGCCGAATATTAGTCATTAATTTGATTGATGTCCGGCTCTTTTTATTTGTGTGATAGGAGAGGAAGTGAGATAGTGGAGAATTACGAGAAAGCAGAACAGGATTATATGTCAGGAATGAAATATAAGGATATAGCGGAGAAGTACGGAACCACTATCAACACTGTCAAGAGCTGGAAAAAACGGTATGCATGGAGTAGAGGAGAGGGTGCACACAAAGCGGAAAAGGTGTGCACACAAAAAAGCAAGGGTGCACCAAAGAAGGAAGCACCTATAGATGATGGCACGAAAGCAACATTACAGAATGATGATCTGACGCCGGAACAGCAGATGTTTTGTATATATTACAGTAGGACCTTCAATGCGGCGCAGAGCTACCAGAAAGCATATGGATGCAGTTATGAATCGGCAATTGCAAACGGTTCACGACTGCTAACAAATGATAAGGTTCGAGCAGAAATCGAACGCCTGAAAGAAATTAAGCGCCAGCAGATAGTAGCCGGTGCAGATGATTTTGTAGAAATACAGATGCGAATAGCTTTTTCAGACATGGGAGATTACTTATCTTTCGGCAGAGAAACAGTAAGAATTATGGGGGCGTTCGGACCGATAAAAGATCCAGAAACAGGAGAATATCTTACAAAAGAAGTAAATACCGTACATCTGGCAGAATCTTGTAATGTAGATACGCAGATCATACAAGAGGTAAAACAAGGGAAAGATGGAGTATCATTAAAGCTTGCCGATAAGCAGAAAGCATATGATTGGTTGACAAAGTATTTCTTACTACATCCAGACGATAAGTATAAGGCAGAATTTGACAAGAAGCGTGCAGAGGTCAAGGATGACACCGGAGAGGAAATCCTTAAGAATATGCAGACCATAGCAGATATTTTGAAAAATCCGGTGGCGAACCGCAGAATAGAAGATTTTGAGGAGAAAGCAGATGAATAGCCCGGCACCGTTCAGTGAGCGGCAATATCAATACTTTCTCTGGTGCATGAGCAGCTGGTTTAATGTAGCGGAGGGCGGCAAGCGTGGCGGCAAGAACGTACTGCAGACCATTATATTCTGTTCGCTGCTGGAAACACATCAGAATAAAATACACCTTGTAGCCGGAGTATCAAATGCGACGGCAAAGCTTAATATTTTGGACTGTGATGGATACGGTTTGCTGAATTACTTTGAGGGCAGATGCCGCGAGGGCAAGTATAAAGACCGTGATTGCGTGTACGTGCAGACCAAAACCGGGGAGAAGATTGTCCTTATATCCGGTGGAGGTAAAGACGGGGATGAGAAGTTGATAAAGGGTAATACTTACGGCATGGCATATGTGACAGAAGCGAACGAATGCCACCCGAAGTTTTTGAAAGAGGTCTTTGACCGAACGATGTCAAGTTCCGACCGTAAGATATTTCATGATCTGAACCCGAAAGAGGAAGAGCATTGGTATTACACAGAGATACTTAAATTCCACGAGAAACAGCAGGAGAAAAATCCAGATTACGGATATAACTACGGACACTTCACTCTGGTGGACAATATGAGCATGACGGATGAGCAGATCAGAAAAGTTCTTAGCACCTATCAGAAAGGCACAGTATGGTACAGGCGAGACATTAAAGGTGAGCGTGCTGTTGCAGAAGGAATCATTTTTCGGAAGTTTGCAGAGAACAATGAACCATATCTGTATGATGAGGATACAGATCCACTGTTTGAACGTGATATAAAGGGCAAACTGTTACACCGCCCATCAAAAATTACGATGGGTATAGACTTCGGTGGAAACGGATCTATGACAACCTTTGTGCTGAAGCTTTACTTCCACGGATATCATGATCTGAGGACGGCAGAGGAAGCAAACTTGGAACTGTCACCAGACATTGATGCGGAAGCGATATGCAGTAAGTTTATAGAGTTTTTCAAATACTGCCAGGAAAAGTACGGATTTATTGACTGGGTATTTCCAGACAGCGCAAGCACAACGATGATAAACAGCTTGCGAAGTGCCGCAAGAAAAGCAGGATTGCCATACCGGAATATTAAAGGTTGCCGTAAAAATGAAGTGTCAGACAGACCACGGACGTATGACATGCTGATGAATACCGGAAGGTGGAAGATAAACCGGAATTGCACAAAGCTACGAAGTGCGATCGGCAAGTTGAAATGGGATCCAGACCACCCGGGCATACCAGAGGATAAGAATATTGGAAACTGCAATGACTGGTGGGATGCGGAGAACTATACAATTTTGGATTTTATTGAATATGTTGATTTGGACAGAAGATAGGAGGAAGAGATGGAGAGTTGTGTAAAAGCATTTTTGAATAAAAAAGGATACGATGTAAATGATAAGGCATTAACGATCATTCATGCATGTGATGACTGGTATGCGAACAGATTGATAAATGATTTTCATAAGCGAAAAACAATCAATGGGATACCATATGAGCTTACAAGGCTGAATTTCGCAAAAAGATGCTGCTCTGATGATGCTAATCTCTGTGAGGTGCTTGAGATCAATGCCGGAGAGGGAGAACAGGCGGATTTTGTGACGAGTGTGCTTGAAAGAAGTAATTTTAACACACAGTACAGAAAGCAGTTGGAAAAGACTTCAGCAGATGGAACAGTGGCTTGCTATATCCGTCTGTATAATGCAACGATCATGGACGATTCATCGGTAAGAGGCGGAGATATTAAGCTGAATTATGTTGAGGCTGATGCATTTATACCTTTGACTGTGGAAAATGATATTGTTACCGAAGCGGCATTTTCCGGGAATACACTGGTTAAAGGGAAAAAGCAGACAACGCTTGTGCTGTTCCTTTTGGGAGAAAGCAATCTATACACTGCTGAAACTCATGTTTTTAATGACAGAGGGGATGAGATAACCGAAAAGCAGACAATCGCACAGCTTGGAGAGGTGAAACCTTTTGCAGTCATGCGTGTTGCAGAAGTGAACAATCTGGACAACATGGAAGGCTACGGACTGCCTAAATTATGGAATGCAATTCCAGCACTTAAGGTTGTAGATTTATGCTATAACGTATTGTTTAGCGATTTGGACAAGTCTGAGAAAATTATACTTATAAATGAATTACTTTGTGCTTTTGATGATGATGGAAATCCAATATTAACTCCTGAACAAAAAAAATTATTTGTATTTACAGGGGAAAAACTTCCAGAAGAGAAGGGGCTTATTCAAGAATATAATCCTGAAATCCGAGTAGAACAGATTACAAAAGCATTTGAACTGGCACTATCATTATTATCTATGTCTTTTGGGTACGGAACAAAAAAATACAGCTTTGAAAATGGACAGATTAAGACGGCTACTGAGTATTTCGGTGAAAGGCAGGATGCCATGCAGGAGCTTGGAAAGCAGCGACAAGTAGCCACTGAATATATACAGGATATCTGCAGAGCTGTCATGTGGTTTTCAAATAAATATCATGACACGGCATATAATTTAGACGCAGAGATCACAATTGGTTTTGATGACTCTTATGTGGAAGATAAGCAGGCGAAACTCGAAGCGATGAGAGCGGACGCATTATCGTTCCCGGAAGTGCCGATTTTAAAGGTTTGGTATATGATGGAAAAATATAATATTCCAGAGGATGAAGCTAAGAAATATATGCAATATACAGACGAACCAATTGACGATGTTGATGATTAGGGGGGATTTAAAGGGCATTATCAGAACAGCAGATAGATGTTTTATCAGATAAATACATAATTGGACTTTACCAAGATTTAGAGGATGAGGTCATAGCTGATATTGCCCGGAGAGTGCAGAAAACCGGACGATATACTGAAACAGCGGAACTTATGGCAAAATCAATGGTAGAAAATGGATTTTCTGCAGATAAAATCCGTGTAGAAGTCATGAAAATGCTTCGTGCTGATAAAGATTATCAGATGGCGGTTGCAGAAAACACAATGGCATATAAGCGAGAGGTGCAGCAGATTATTAATAATACCGTAGAATCTGCAAAGGAAGCGGGAGAAACTTTGATAGCAGAAGCCGGTGATATGGCATGGAATAATGATCTTTCTATGTGGGAACAACAGGGGGAAGATCTGACAAAACCGAACAGCTTAAGTAAATTTGTAAAGGCGTCTTCTTTGCAGACATCTGGAGCACTTAGGAATCTGACAAAAACGATGGGATTTAAGAATACAGCACTTGGCACAACTGGCGTAATGGATATGTATCAGCGAGAGATGGATCTCGCACTGATTAAGGTATCTACCGGAGCATTTTCTTTTGACCAGGCAGTCAAGGATTGTGTGCATCGTTTGGCTCAGAGCGGATTGAGAAGCATTGACTATGAAAGTGGGAGATCGTACCAACTTGACGTTGCTGCCAGAATGGCTGTCAGAACTGGAATGTCACAGTTATCTGGAAAAATCACAGAGGAAAATCTGAAAAACTCCAACCATGACCTTGTAATCACAACCCAGCACATGGGTAGCAGACCGGATCATGCAGTATGGCAGAATAAAGTGTTTTCTTATTCTGGAAAAAGCAAGAAATATCCGGATTTTGTCAAAGAAACAGGGTATGGAACTGTCACAGGATTAAAGGGAGCAAACTGTACGCATGATTTTTATCCATATTGGGAAGGTGCATCTATAATCCCAGAGGATATAAAAGAACCTGATCCAAGGACAATCGGCGGAAAGACTTATACTTATTATGAATCCACGCAGAAACAGCGTCAGATGGAGCGGCAGATCAGAGCGATCAAGAGAGAAATTGAAGCAATAAAAAGTATTGGCGGCGATGCACAGGATTTGCAGAATAAGTTGCGTGGGCAGATGGCAGATTATAAAAGTTTTTCAAAGGCGGCCGGGCTGAAAGAACGGGATAATCGACTTAGAGTAGAGAGTGGAAGCAGTGCTCTGAGATCTACACATGCATATCAAAAATTTATTGAAGTGAATAATGATGACTCAGATATTGGAAGAAGAATAAAGAGTTTATTTATAAAAGATAAGACAGACGTTATTAAAAGTTTTAGAAGTGGAATTAGTAATGTGAAAAATAATGATGTTAAAATACTTCTGAAACAGGCAGATGAAAGAGTTCAGTATATAAAAAATGCAGGAAAGCAAAAATCTTATTTTAATAAAAATGATGGGAATATTTATTATGGCACTTATACAGCACCTGGAACTATTGCACACGAGCTATTTCACGAGATAGACTATATTTATGGACTAACAGATAATGGTTTCTTGAGTAGTTCAATAGAAAAAGATTATAGAAGATTAACGAATATAGCTATTGGATATGGAAAAAGTGTTGAGGAATTGTTATATTATAAATATCCTGATGCATTTTATATAAATGAAAGAGGGAAAAAGGTATTTTATGAAAAATATCGAGGAATATCAGATATTGTAAATGGTGCGAGTGACGGAAAAGTATTTTTGGGATATGGACATTTAAGACCGGGTTATTGGGAACGAGAAAATGTGCTACAAAAAGAAACATTTGCTCAGTTTGGTAGAATATTATATGATCAAGATGATGATGTGTTGAAAATGACAGAGGAAATATTTGAAAATACCAGTAGAGAAGTATTAGAGAGAATAAAAGGAATGATGAAATAATGTATTATGGAATATCATCACACAAATTGTTAGAACTTAGAGATGAATATGAAAAATTATTCGGATATGATCCAAATGGGGATATGGAGTATGAATTTGGAGATTATGGTGAGTATGTGCAGTTATTAAACAAGTGTATTAATCAAAAAAAAGATTTATATGAAATTCTGGAAGAATAGCATTAATTGCAATATAACAAATAATTTGCATTGATAATATGCAAAAAGTGTTATATAATACCACTAGGGGTGATATATTGAATCCTAGTAAATTTATCTGGTATCCTTGCCCAAAGTGTGGAAGCCACCTTTTGGCAATCAATAAAGATACCGAGGTTAAAAATTTGCCGTGCAAATGCAAGCACTGCAAACGAGAAAGTTTAATAACGATAGTGCCGATGATTAGAGCCGATTAGTCAAGTCTTAAATTAGGACTTGATTGATTGGCTCTTTTTAATGCCGCGGATTGATGTAATGGCAGCATACTGGTTTCCTTAGCCAGTAGTGGTGGTTCAAATCCACTGTCCGCAATTATCTGTGGGTGATTCTCCCACGTTAAACAAATCATCGTTAAAGGAGATATAAAAAAATGAAAAGAGAAGAATTAGAAGCACTTGGAATGGCAAAGGAACAGATTGATGGAGTACTGGACATGCATCATAAGGAGCTTGATCCGGTTCAGAAAGATCTGGAAACAGCACAGGCAGATCTGACTGCTGAGAAGACTAAAACCGCGACACAGGAGACTACAATTAAAGATTTGAAAAAGGATCTTGAGGAGTTTAAGGATGCCGATGTAAGCGGAATGAAACAGAAAATCGAAGATCTTGAGAAAGATATTCAGACAAAAGATGCAACGCATCAGCAGGAGATTGCGGATCGTGATTTCAATGATCTTCTCAAAGAGAGTATTGCATCCGCAAATGGTAAGAATGCTAAGGCGATCACTGCTCTTTTGGATGTTAATGTCTTGAAAGCATCAAAAAATCAGAAAGAGGACATTGCAGCAGCAATCAAGACATTGACGGAAGCAGAGGACAGCAAAATGCTGTTCGGTGAGCCGGAACCGAAACCGGCAGGAAAAGTTGATCTTATCGGGGAAGTGAAAAAGACACCTGATGAAGGAGTTTCTTCTCTGATGGACGCATTAAAAGAAAAGTATAAACAGTAAAGGAGAATGAATCATGGCATTAACATTAGAAGAAGCAAAAGTCGGTTATGCAGACAAAGTAGAACAGAATGTGATCGATGAATTTAGAAGATCGTCCATCCTGCTCGATAAACTGACATTTGATGATACCATTTCACCAACAGGCGGTAGCAATCTGGTATATGGATATCAGAGATTAGAGACACCATCTACCGCATCAGTACGTCAGATTAATGCTGAGTACTCGCCAAATGAAGCAAAGAGAACCAAATGCACAGCAAGCCCGGTAATCCTTGGTGGCTCATTCCAGATTGACCGTGTGATCGCACAGACATCTGGTGCTATTAATGAGATGGATTTCCAGATTAAAGAGAAAACAAAGGCGGGAGCGAATTACTTCCACAATTTAGTAATTAATGGAACATCTGCATCTTCCGGTACAGGATATGTGCCTAATACCTTTGACGGACTTAAAAAGATTTTAACTGGAAAATCAACAGAGATGACAACTGATATTGACATTTCAACATCTGCATTATTAGACAGCAATTACAACGCATTGCTTGATGAATTAGATACATTCATTGCATTATTGGCTGCAAAACCAGATGTGTTAATGATGAACAGTAAGATGCTTACAAAGGTGAAGTCTGCGGCACGTAGAGCCGGATATTATGACAGAAATAAGGATGATTTCGGTAGAACTGTAGAGACATACAATGGAATTATTCTTATGGATGCAGGACAGTATTACAACGGTTCTACTACAGAAGATGTTGTTTCTACGTCAACACCTAGTTCAGATGCGTATGGTACAACTGATATTTATGCAGCAAAACTTGGACTTGATGCATTCCACGGAATTTCCGTAGATGGAAGCAAGATGCTCAAGACGTATCTTCCAGATTTACAGGCACCAGGAGCTGTAAAGACAGGGGAAGTCGAGTTGATCGCTGGAGCAGTACTTAAAAACAGCAAAATGGCTGGTGTGCTGAAAGGAATTAAATTATTAGGCAAAACAGCCTAAGGAAAGAGAGGGAGCTTAATATGCCATATGTTAATTGGGAGTATTATAGCTCCCTCTATGCGGATGTTCCGGTAGATAAATTCCCGGCATTTCTTCAAAAAGCATCTGCAAAGCTGGATGTGTATACACACATGAGGGCAAGAAAATTTGAAGATGTTTATGATGAAGCATCGGCAACGTACTTTCAGAAGCAGGTGCATATGCAGATACAGAATACCGTCTGTGATCTGATAAATGCACTTTATAGGCAAGAGTCTACTGGTATGGGAACAGGAGTTTCATCTGTCAGCAATGATGGATATTCCGAATCATATAAGATTATTACAGTTTCCGAGAAAGAAGCGCAGCTTTTATCAATTATAAGAAGTGGTCTTTCAGGTACGGGATTGGCAGGTGCGTTATGAGTGGATTATTTACCGATACAGTTACGATTTACAACAAAATTTCTGATTCAGAATGGAAAAGAACAGTTGTAAAAGGCGTACAGTGGTCTGATAAAACCGAAAAGAAAAATGAAAATGGTAAAATCAGCATTGCACGGTATGCGTCTGTGACGTTTCCAGTTGGAACTTACAATGGTTTATCACTTAATTCTTATAATGAAGAGGATTGCCTTGTATATGGAGAAGTTGAGGACGTTGTAGAGGATGTCAAAGGGCAAAGGATTTCTGATCTGATGAAGAGATATCCAAAATCAGGAACGATACAGTCTGTAAACGATAATTCTAATCGGGATTTTTGTAAAAATATTAAGGTGGTGGTGGCGTAATGCCTAACATGTTTAAATTTATCTGCGATATTTCTGCCGCGATAAAAAAACGGGGACTTGAAGAGAATGGAAGAGTGCAACAGTTTATTGATTCTGAATGTCTCCGGTTATGTGAGCCGAAGGTGCCAAAGAGAGAGAATATTTTAATTGAATCCGGTCACTTAAATACGCAGATTGGAAGCGGACAGATTAAGTATCGCACACCATATGCTAGACGATGGTATTATATGCCAGCAAATTTCCACGAAGCACCGGAACGTGGAAATTATTGGTTCGACCGAATGAAGCAGCAATATAAAAATCAAATTCTTGAAGGTGCCAAGAAAATTGCAAATGGAGGCTAAGATGACTATCTCACAATACATTGTAAAATTGCTTAGCAATTATGAGGGTTTATCAATTGATATGAACCATGTATCAGACGGGTCCGATCAGTATGGTCTTTTTAAATCACCATCCAGAGAATTAAGGGAAATGAATGACGGTAGCTGTGAGATTACAGAATATTATAATTTTATGGCGCGCCAGTCAACCGGATCCAGGTCAGAGAGAAAAGAATCTGATGAATGGTTGGAAGATTTAACATATTGGGCGGATGATTTCTCTTACACATATGCATTTCCAGCACTTGATAAAAATAGAACAGTGACCAGATTTTCCATTACTGGAAATCCATATCCGATGGAAGCCAGTGACAAAGATACATTATATCAGATGGCGTTGTCCATCACTTATTTACGAGAAAGAGAGGTATCATAAGGGCAGAATTAACAAGATTAAAAAAACATAGAACTATTCCATTTTTGAACACTGCCGAGACATCGGTATTAACACCTTCGTGGGCGAGAATTGGAAAATCCACAGTATTTGACTTGGTTTTGAACGCACAGACCGAGGATAACGATTTTATTGAGGATGAAATCCCAACAACAGATATTAAATACTACAAACCATCACTTGCGCAGGAGTTACAGGCAAACAAGGGAGATGCGGCATTTGATTATCTGTATGATATGTTTTTCAACTTGCCGACTGGTGAGGACGTGAAAAAAGATCTGCTTATTGTATTTGATGGAAACATTGGATCAGAAGGAACACCTAAATTCAGGGCATGGAAAACAAAAGCAACTTTAACGCTGGATCATTTTGATTCCGTTGCAGAGAAGATTTATTTTAGTTTTTCAATTAACCACATTGATCGAAGTACTGTTACGGTTAGCGATGGAGTACCGACATATACCGCGGATAGCGCGACTTAGGAGGATTTATGGATTATACAGTAATTATTAACAGTAGAAGCTATGATTTACCGAAAAAGACAGTTTCGGTTATGAATAAGCTGGATGAAGTTTTGAAAGTGGACAATCTTAACATCAAGGCAAGACAGAAATTTGAAAAATTGCATGAATTTGTAAAAGATATTCTGGGTGAGGCGAATGCAAAAGAGATTTTGGAATCGGATAATCTGGATGAAATCGATCTGTCGGATTTATCCATCACGGTACTGAAAATCAATGATGCTTATAATAAGCCTTTAAATGATTATAAGATGGAGAAAATGAGAGCAACTTTAAATTCGGCGCAGATTGATAAAATTAATAATCTGGTAAACAGCGCAACAGCAATGGCTAATCTTCCGGGTGCAGCCAATGCTTGATCTTACAAGAAAATCACTACCAAACACCGTCAGAGTGGGCGGTAGTGATTTTTCTATATATACAGATTTTCGTGTTTGGATGAGATTCGAAATTGAAGTAGCAAAGCTTAGGCGTGGAGAAAATATCGATGTTTCGTATTTATTTAAAAATGAAATGCCGGCGAATTGTAATTTGAATGAATTATTTGGTTTTTCAAGACCGGAAACGCCATTGCCAAGGGATATTTATCATCGAAATGTAATCACATTGGATTATGAACTTGATAGTGATCTCATATACAGTGCAGTTTTAGGTCAATACGGCATTGATTTATTTGAAGTGGACGAATTGCACTGGCATAAGTTTTTGGCTTTGATACGAGGACTTAATGACAGCACGAGGCTGCGTGAAGTCATGGGATATCGCTGTTACGAGAAGAATCAGGATAAAGATAGAGATATATATTCTGAAATGCGTAGAGCATGGGAAATTGATAGGAAAACAGAAGCTGAGTTGGAGGAGGATGAAAAATTCAGTAATCTTTTTAACTAGAAGAATGTGAGGTGAACCAGTGAAGGTCTGATGGATCTTTAGTTTTTGACACAAAATTATTAACAGATGGATTTAAAAAGGGCGTCAGTGCACTAGGCGGCATAACAGTCAATGGCATGAAAACAATTACTGCCGGAATAACTGCCGGAGTTACGGCGGCGGCCGGAGGGATTGCTGCAATCGGAACGGCAGCGGTTAATGCCTATGCAGATTATGAACAGCTTGTAGGCGGTGTCGAGACTTTATTTGGAGCTGGTGGCCAGAGCGTATGGGATTATGCAGATAGTGTTGGAAAAAGTGTAAATGAAGTGCGAGAAGAATATGGAAAGCTTATGATCGCACAAAATGAGGTCATGGATAACGCTTCCAAGGCATATAAAACAGCCGGTCTATCTGCTAATGAGTATATGGATACAGTTTCCGGTTTTGCTGCATCTTTAAAGCAGAGTACAACAGATGAACTTGAAGCGGCTCAAATAGCAGATCAGGCAGTTATTGATATGGCTGATAATGCAAATAAGATGGGAACTTCGATGGAATCCATCCAGAACGCTTATCAAGGATTTGCAAAACAGAACTACACGATGCTGGATAACTTAAAACTTGGATACGGTGGTACGAAGTCAGAGATGGAACGACTTCTTGCAGATGCAACAGCGTTATCGGGTGTTGAGTATGATCTGGACAGCTTAAGCGATGTTTATTCTGCAATCCATGTAATTCAAGATGAATTAGGCATTACGGGAACAACCGCAAAGGAAGCAAGCACTACAATTCAAGGTAGTGTTGAAGCCATGAAAGCATCATGGCAAAATTTACTTGTCGGTGTTGCTGATGACAATCAGAATTTCGACCAACTTGTAGAAGATTTTGTTAATTCTGTTGGAACTGTAGCAGAAAATATATTGCCACGAGTAGAAATCGCTCTGGATGGTGTCGGAAATCTGGTTGAGGAATTAGTTCCGATTATTATTGATCGAATCCCAGAATTGGCAAATGATGTTCTGCCAGATTTAATACAGTCTGGTGTAAACATGATTTCATCTATTGTAACCGGCTTGAACGAAAATTTACCGGAACTTTTGAGTGGTGGGGCAGAAATTCTCATTATACTTTCAGAGGGAATATTATCACTGCTTCCAATACTTGGAGACACTGCCTACGACATAACTATGAAATTAATCGCAGAAATTACGAATAATGCAGATTCTGTGTTTAGCAGTGGTAGTGAGATATTGCTTAATCTTGTGAATGGTATAGCAGAAAAACTGCCAGATTTATTATCTGCCGGGGTTGATGCTGTGATATCGTTGGCAATGGCGATAACAGAACCTGGTACACTGACAAATATAATCACGGCTGGTATTAATTTGCTGGTTTCGTTGGTGGATGGAATTTTAAATGCACTTCCAAAATTGTTAGAGGCTGCACCAATTATCATTGCACGGTTGGTATCGGCATTAATTTCAAACGCACCACAGTTATTAAAGGCTGCTGTTCATATCCTTGTAAAATTGGCAGAATTTATGATTTCAAACACGGCAAAATTGTTGGCAGCCGTACCGAAATTGTTTACTAGCCTTGTAAATTCATTTAAAGAGATGGATTGGGGCAGCATCGGTAAGAATATTATTGATGGAATTTGGAGCGGAATACAAGCGGGCTGGGATTGGTTGACCGGAAATGTAAAAAATCTTGCGACAAATCTGTTTAATGCTGCAAAAGATGCCCTTGGAATCCATTCACCATCGCGTAAGTTTAAATATCTTGGCGAGATGTGTGTTGCTGGTTTTGATGATGGTATACAGGATCTTATGAGCACAGACGGTATTACAAAGAACATTAATGCAAGCATTTCAACGGTAAGTGCTGGAATGTCGGGTGGTAATGGTGTTGGCACCGGATTAGGAAACTTCAATCAGACAATTAATGTTAATCAGCAGATTTCAACACCTGACGAGCTTGCAAGAGCAGTAAGAGTTGAAAGTAAACAGGGATTAATGAGGGGCGCGTATGGATACTAAAGTGTGTATTCGCTTTGTGAGAAGTGATGAGAGAGAATTTTTAATAGATGGAACAGATTGGAAAATTCCATCAAAAGGTTTGGATGGATTTGGTTCATATGAAAACGACATCACCACGGTAGATAATGCCGTGGGAGATGGCGGAATCATTGTCTCTGACAGAATCGCACCGAAAGATAGGACTGTGACTGCTATTTCACGAAATCCATATCTGAATGATGTTTTGAGGAAGAGTGCAATATCATTTTTTAATCCTAAATTCGATTATAAAATGTATATAACATACATGGGCATCACCAGATGGGTGGAAGGTAAAATTTATAAATTTAGCATTCCATCTCAAAATGTAAACCGGGCGATGGAAATGAGCATTACATTGTTAAGTCCAAATCCGTTTTTTAAAAGTTATGATAATTTTGGCAAAAATATTGCTTCTGTGGTCGGAATGTGTGGATTTCCATATTTGTGCAGTATAACAAGTGGCACGCCAAAGGGAATCACTGGTGGTAAATTCAATTTTGCTAAAAAAGTGCTGCTCGACAATGATGGAGATGTAGAGACATACTGCAAAGCAGTGATATCAGCAAATGGGGATGTTGTGAATCCTAAAATCATTATTAATGATAACTATGTCAGAGTTCTGGATAATATGAAAGCAAATGATGTTATTATTATTGATTTCACACAGAATCCACCAACGGTAAAAAAGAACGGTGTTAATTTTATAGGACACTGTGACAGAACATCGGCATTTGATGATATGGAGCTTCCGGTTGGAAGTTCTGAAATTTCTTTTGACGCAGACACCGGAAGCAATCTTATGAATGTTTCAATTTATTATAATAAACTTTATGGGGCAATTTAGGAGGGATCATGAAAGGCTTTAATACGATCGCACTAGATAAAAATTATCAGATAGTGTCATTAATACGGTCAACAAATTTACAATGGAGCAGGAAATTCCACGAAGCTGGAACGTTCTCCATACAGATTCCGATAGAGCAGTATAATTCGTCAATGAGGTATATTTACACAAAAGACAGACCAGAACTTGGAAAGATAACACAAATAAATTACGTCCGGCAACAGCAGTATAAATATATTCAGTTGAGCGGGTATTTCATGGAAAAAACATTAGACAGACATGTTGTATTTCAGAACGGTGCATCAAATGTGATAAATGCTCCTTCTTGGCCATTTCAGAGTGGAAAAGCAGAGGATGTGGCATATGCCTTTTTCAATGCCTTTAAAAAGTTAACTACCGCAAGTGCAAGTTCTAATCTAAATATTATTTCAGGTATATCGCTTGGAAGAGGAAAAGATTCTGTGCATTATCGCAACGGAGAATTACTCGGATGGAAGATCTATGACATCTTAAAACCATCAGGTATGTCTTATAGAGTACTTTACGATTTCGTGGAAAGTAATAAAAAATTTGAAGTATGGAGTGGCTTTGACCGGACGGAAAATAATGCAGATGGAAATAATCCGATTATTTTTTCAATAAAATACGGAAATATAAAGAACCCAAATATTTTGATTGATGATACAGAATACAAAAATGCCTGCCTAAATACAAATGAACAAACAGATAATGATGTTACTACTTATGTTTCGAGAGCTACTTTCAATGCTGCGTCTGGTGATGATGAGTATTGGTTTTTGTCAAATAGTTCCACGTTAAATAGAAATGAGTATACAAGTAGCGACTTGGCTGTTGCTATGGATAATGAGGCACTAAATGCATTAACCGGATATCCTAAAATTATTAATGTTGAATTTGACGCAATGGAGAGTAGTTACGAATACAGAACAGATTTTGATTTAGGAGATTTGTGCAGCATAGAAATTCCGGAAATGGATTTGTCGGCTCAAGCTAGATTAATTGGCTGTTATGAGGTTATGAAATCTGGACAGTGGAGCATGACAATGGAATTTGGTACACCAATAATTTTAAAAAGATAGAGGAGGACAAAAATTATGATAGGATTTCCTTTTGATTCACATGTCACATTTGAGAGTGATGGAACACCGGTGTATGATCGTGCGATCACTTCCGCACCACTTAGAAAATTGATAGCTAAATTATTAACTGATGGGGTTTTACCAAACCCATCTACCAATCTGCAGGTCGAAGCAGGTAGTGGAATGAATGTTGTTGTTAATCCTGGTTTTGCAATTTGTGCAGGAGGGTTGAAACTGGAAGAAAATCAGCGGACGCTTGCAATTCAGGCAGCAGATTCTAATTACGATCGAATTGATACTGTGGTCTTAAGATGGAATGATAATGATTCGGAGAGAATCTGCGATTTATATATTGTAGAGGGCATACCTGCAGCAAGTCCTTTAAGACCAAAGCTTACAAGAACAGAATCTATTTGGGAATTAGGATTAGCAGATTTATTTGTAAATAAAAATTCTTCCGCTATTTCCAATCAGAGAATTACGGACACACGTTATGAAACTGCAAGATGCGGCATTATATCGGCAATCAGCGAATTTGATACAACAACATTATACCAGCAAGTGCAAGCTGATCTTGCCGGATTTAAAGCATCGGAGCAGGCAGATTTTATAACATGGTTCAATGATATAAAAGGTCAGTTATCTGAGGATGCAGCCGGAAATTTACAAAAGCAGATCGGAACGTTGGAATCTTTAAAAACAGAAGTGAAAAATAATCTTGTCAATGCTTTGAATTGGGTTGTTGATAAAACGTCCGGTGTTATTGCGAAGCTTGGAAGTGCGGATATATCAAAAATCGGTGATGGAACCGTGACAGGAGCAATAGTCAATAATAAAGAAGCGATAGAGGATGTCTCCCAGAGTTTAACTGAGTTAAACGAAGTGATCTTTAAAGAACCTAGTCAAATCAAATATCTATATAATTACACATCTGCAATGCAGAAAGTGTTCGAGTATGAATGTGAAGAAACAGGTATTTATGTCATTAATATAAGCGGCGATGATTTTTTCACACATTGTTTTATTACAGATAAGCGGTATGAAACACAAATAGCGGCTATGTCCAACAATGGAGTAGCGACTAAAATCCAATGCACGAACCAGTATAAGATGTATAAAGGACACAAATATAATATTGAGTTATGGAATGCCACATTTCAGATGTATAAGTATTAAATTTACTGATAAATAATCATTATTTCGGCAATGATCCGAGACCGTTTCAAGTTTTGTGTAAACGTTAAAAACTGATATAAGATTTGTGAATAGTTACAAATGGGCAGAGCCGATTTTTCAGGTTCTGCCCATATC